GATGGGAACGATGGAACTTGTCCTTGAATTGGAGGAGTTGGACTTCTTGTTGATGGGAACGATGGAACTTGTCCTTGAATTGGAGGAGTTGGACTTCTTTGTGTTGATACTTGGGAGACCCAGGGATCGAAGGTGGAAGACCCTCCACGCCCGAAGAGCCCGGTGTCTTGCCGTGAATCAGACGGATATGTAGCAGTCATAGCCCATCTTTTATGTTTTTTATGTTTTACCGTACCAACAATGGCCGGAGGCCATTGTTGGCGCCCACCCTTCGGGTGGGTAGCACCGTAGGTGCCGCCACCAAACGCTTCGCGCCTGGTTGCAGGCGTGTTAAAAGCATACGAATTGTACATGGGCAAGGGAGAAGGTTTATTGGACAAGTCATCCACCGGAGCCCAAAGTGTTTTTGGTGGGGGTATCGAAGAATATGAGCTTTCGGTGCCGGGCACAGAGGGAACGAAACGGCGATCTCCTTCGGGAAGAAGCGTGATGCGTTTTCCTCTCAAAATCTCGCCTCCGTAAGAGGCGAGAAGAGTATCAATAAGAGCCGATTTAGGAATTCTTGATGGTTCAACGGAATAAAGTATTTTAACAACCCGGGCAATAGTTTGAGCATTGGTATGATTAAGTAAAAACGTTTTAAGTTTTATTTCATACTTTAATAATTCGTCGTTAGGCGCGAAGCGCCCGCCAACATGGCCTCCGGCCATGTTGGTAGACCTCCCTTCGGAAGTGCTTAAAACTTTGGTTTTAAATTCTTGTAATAAATCAATAACTTGAGGGGGTGTTAAATTGTTTAGACGCCCATATTCTAAAAAAAAGGAAGGTGTATTTTGATCTTTAAATTGCTCATATGCGTTAAATACGGGACGTTGAATAATGTTTTGTCTTCGGTCCATTTTAATAACTGTTTTTATATTTTATGAATTACAAGACATGCAGGCTTCTCTATCATCGTCGTTAGTTTCTGTTTGTTTTACTATACGAGGCGCGAAGCGCTTGCCCCCTCCTCCGGGGGCGCCGCCGAAGGCGGGACAACATATGGCACCGGTTTCATCGACGGCGGGCGCTTCATGCCCGGTGGTCCCGGCTTTCATCGGTCCTTCGGGTGTCAATGTAAATTTGACAGAATTAACCATTGGTTTTGTTCGTAAATAATATAACCCTGTTTTCAGACCTTGTTTCCAGCTATACATGTGCATATTTGAAACCGTTGATATATCTGGATTGCTAATAAAAATATTCATAGACTGGCTTTGATCGACAAAAAACTGCCGGTCCCTTGCCATATTAATTATAACTTTAGGAGATATTTCAAATGCTGTTTTATAAAGATTTTTCAAATGTTGGGGAATATTTAAGTTTTGTACTGAACCGTTGTGTAGTAAAAGTAAATTTTTAAATTCTTCCGACCATAAATTTAATTGCATTAAATCTTGAACTAAATGTTTATTTACAACGATAAATTCCCCAGATAATAACCGCCTAATATACATGTTAGACGGAAAAGGTTCGAACGCATCAACATACCCCATGATCTGTGATGTGGTTGCAGTTGGCATGAGTGCAACAAGTAACGAATTTCTTACGCCGTTTGATTTGATTTTCTGTCTTAAATCTTCCCAGTCCCATCGTCCATTTAACAACGAATAATTAAAAGACTTATACAAATCAAAATTAAACATTCCCTTACTTAACGGAGATCCGTTAAACTGTTCATAAACCCCATATTGAACAGCTTGATTGTTTGATTCTGTTAAAGCGTTAAAATAGATAGTCTCCATAATTTCTCTGTTTAATGTCATTGCTTCGTCGCTGTCAAAAGGGATTTTCAACATCGCAAACACGTTAGCCAGCCCTTGGATTCCGATGCCCATTGGCCTGTGTTTTAAATTCGAATTACTTGCCTCTGGTACCGGATAATATGACCTATCAATAAGTTTGTTTAAGTTCTGAACAATTGTTTTGACAACAGACCCTAGCAAAAAATGATCAAATACCATCAAACGCGAAGCAGCTACAAAACCCGCAGAGTTTGGTCCAGACACAGGAACAACAAAATTTGGCAAGCATATAGAAGCCAGATTACAAACAGAAATTTCTTTTGAATCTGTATATTGACAAATTTCTGCGCATAAATTAGACGATTTAATAGTTCCTAAATTTTGTTGATTGCTGGTTTTATTAATTGTGTCCTTAAATAACATATAAGGGCCTCCTGTTTCAATTTGAGATGTTATAATTTTAATATACAGCGCTCGTGCAGGGATTGTATGCACAGCTAGATTTTTATTTTCATATTCTAAATACAAATCTTCAAATTGTTTGCTATGCACATTATCTAAACCAGGACACGCCCCAGGGCAAAACAAAGACCAGTTTTGATTTTTCTCGACTCGTTCCATGAAAAGATCTGGTATCCAAAGGGCATAAAAAAGATCTTTTGCTCTTTGTTCTTCGGTGCCTGTGTTCTTTTTAAGGTCTAAAAAATCTAAAATATCAGCATGCCAAGGCTCAAGATAACAGGCAATTGCTCCTTTTCTTTTACCACCTCCTTGGTCTACATACCTAGCCGTAGAATTATAAACTCTTAACATTGGGACAATTCCGTTTGATTTTCCGTTTGTACCTGCAATAACGGAACCTTTTGCTCTGATTTTATGAATTGCAACTCCAATACCCCCTGTATATTTTGATATTAACGCACAATCGCTTAATGTTTTATATATACCAATTATACTGTCATCATGAATGTCTATTAGAAAACAAGATGCCATTTGAGGGAATTTGGTTCCGGCATGAAATAAGGTGGGGCTGGCATGCGTGTACAAGCCACGGCTTAATAATTCATACGTGTGTCTTGTTGAAGCTAGTGCCGCCTTTTCTTCTTGTTGTTGAAAATGTGAAGAATAATGAATGCCTAATGCAACACGTAAAAGCATATGTTGTGGACGTTCTATAATTTTATCTCCAATTTTAAATAAATATGAACGAGAAAGGGTTTTATAACTTAGATAATCGTATTTAAAATCGTTTAATGGCAACAACCAAGAATCAATCTCTTCTTTATTTTTTTGAACCCAGTTGTAAAACCCAGGATCTAAAATTTTAGGACGTGACAATTCATATATTTCTGAATGAGCCGCGAGATGTGAAGCGTTTGATGGTGGCGCCGCAGGTGATAATAATATATTTTCCTCTTCATATATTTGTGTTAAAACATCAGAAAATTTGCTTAACGTATGCCGGTGCAAGTTTTGTATGCAAAGTCGCCCAGCCAACATTGAATAATCATAATGTTTAGGAATATATCCAGCACATATTTCGGATAAACGTGAAACCAAAATTTCTTTCCATGAAGGAAAATTGTATAAACGTTCTTGTGACGCCGCCTCAGGCAGCATTTCACCATCACCAGATACATCTTGTTTAGACTCATTAATTTCCTCAATATTTAATAAATCGTTATCGCTGATTAAATTAGAGATTAAAAAAGTTTCGAAACTTTTTTTGAATTCTTCAGATATTAAATTTATATCTACATTTAATTCAGGTGAAAGAGTTTTAAGAATTTCTAATTCCTGTAAAAGTTGTTCAAAGAATGGTGTGTTTATAACCAACATTTTTAATATATACACTACTATTTATAAATTAAAAGAAAATGTTTATAAAAAATGACGTCTAATACATGCGGAATGCCTATATCTTTTAATTCTTGTGGAATGTCGCCTGCTCCAAAATCATGCGCGCCTAAAGTCGCAACATGTGGAGTTTATAAAAATAATGCGCCGCCTTCGGCGGTGCCACCGGGGTCTCAACCTCATCGTATATCTTATCTCGTGCCTATGAGCCCTTCGTCAAGCGTATCAATTGCAAAAGCAGCTGAAAACTCTAATTTAAACATTATTAAAGATAACCTTGTCCATCACAAAAATGTTATGGTTGGTTCGATTAAAAATTTAGATTTTAATATTGCAGAAGCTGCCCAAAATGCGGCTCTTGGAGGAATGTCGTTATGGTTTTTAGTTTTGGCAGTTTTGATTTGTGTGATTTTGTTTTCTTCTCGATCTTTGTAGCGCCTTCGGCGCCACCACCAAACGCTTCGCGTTTGGGGTAGGACCTTCGGTCCTACCCCCTCCAGCGCGGCGCCCGCTCCGTCGAATGAGTAAAAAGATGAAAAATTTAAGTAAGTAACTCTTAAAATAATTTAAAAATGTTCGACTTTTTTAAATTAGAAGGTGTCGTTGGATTAGAGTCTAAATACTTAGATGTTAATATTTTGAACCATTTACAAAATGAAGTTAAAAAACAGTTTATAGGAAAATGCTATGAAACTTATGGGTATGTTGTTGATGTTGACAACATCGAACCTCTTGACGGCGAAATTTCCAAAGCAGATTCCACAAACAGATTTAAAGTTTCCTATACTGTTAAAACAATTCTACCTAGAGTAGGAAATATTTACAAAACTTCTACTTTAGGCAAAGTGGTTACAATTGATAATTTTAGAAGAATTTTGCTTAATTTACATGAATCAAAAAATGCATATGTTAATGGGCATATCCAAATTTTTATTACAAATGATTTCAATATACAAGGTGATCTATTAACATTTAACGAATGCGACTGTGTATTCAATTGTAAAACTTTACCAATCGAATGTGTTATAGATGTTGTAGTAGATTCTTTTATATATACTCGTAATAATTTACACCAGTTTATTATTACAGGGCGCCATGTTCATTAATTTTTATTAATTTATTTTTCAAGATCTTGAAAAAAGTGTTATAAAATTAAAACATTATAAATTTTTGAAAATAAAAATATGTAAAAACAATAAAATATTTCATGAAGAAAAATTTTCATGAAATAGTACCGCCTTTGGCGGCGGGCGCTTCGCGGCTACGACATTTAAACAGGTTCTAAAATAAATTCTTAAATTCTTTATTTAAAATGTCTAGAATTGAAATCTTACAGCAAGAAAATAGCGTGTTGTTGAATAACATTCCAATTGTTTCAGGGAAACCGTTGGATACTCAAACAATAGTTTATGACGACTCTGCTAAACAATGGATTTTTGCAAATGTTATCCCAGGAAATACTGGGCCTGTAGGCCCAACAGGGCCTTCTACTGTTGGTCCTGCAGGACCAACAGGAAGAAGCGGTGGGCCTGTTGGACCTGTAGGACTGACAGGCCCTACAGGTATTTCTTCTATTGTTGGAGCAACTGGGCCTATAGGAATAACAGGGCCGACAGGAGCCTCACCGGTTAACGGCACAACAGGTCCCGCTGGTCCTACAGGAAGCTCTGCTTTATCTGCAGGAAATATGGGTTTTAACGCGGATGTACAGACGTTATCAGTGGTAAAAGGTAGAGTGGCTTTTGATACAGCTTCATATCAATTTAATTTAGACGGTAATTGTTCTTATGATGAGATTGCAAGAACATGGTCACTAAAAGGTGGTAAGGCCTTTTTATGCACAGCCATATTAGGGAACACTTTTATTGATTCAACCGGTCCTCCTATTACCCGTAATCTTACTTTAAGCTGGGCGAGAGAAACAGGCGCGGGGCGAGAATATTTTGATGGAAAGATAAATGTTTCTAATGACGTTGAATTGTGTTATGTTGTTACATCTGTTATAGACACTTCAACAGGTCCAAAAGATATATTTTTAGAAGTTGAATCCATAAATGATGCCGTTTCGGTAACTATAGGGTCGGCTCTAGGAATTGGAGGGGCTGTCGGATATATCACGGAACTGTAGTTGCTCTGCGGCCGCCGACAAGGGCAAAGCCCCTGTCGGTAAAATATTACAAAAATGTTTATTTTCAATTCTTAAAAACGTTATTTAAAAATGTCTAGAATTGAAAACTTACAGCAAAAGAACAGTGTGTTCGTGAATAACATTCCAATTGTTTCAGGGGGGCCGGGGAATAACCAAAGCTTGGTTTATGACGAGTCTCTCAATCAATGGGTTTTTGAAAACATCGGTTCAGGAAATACAGGGGCTACAGGCCCGACGGGACCTACAGGGCGCGGACTGACAGGGCCTACCGGCCCTTCCGGGCAAAATAATGTTACAGGGCCTGTAGGCCCTACAGGTCCGACGGGACCTACAGGATTTACAAATATAGGACCAACGGGGGCTACAGGAGCGACAGGGCCTGGTGGGGAAGCTACAAACACGGGGCCGGCCGGAGCTACAGGCGCGACGGGGACAACGGGTACAACCTTATCTATTGGTGTGTTTGACACCCTCCCAAAATCTTTAACTTCTGCAGACCTCTTACCAGCGCCGATTGCTTTTAGTAACCCATATTACCTTGCTGGAGGAAATATTTCCAATATATTATCCACTTTTACTTTAAATATTTCCAAAAAAGCAAGCTATTTATGTACAGCAACTATTTCAAATATAATAGCCAACGACCCCAATATGGTGGGTGAAATTGCTTGGTCTCGATTGAGCACAGCGTCTCTTCCTCAAAAATATTATGTACCATCGGTTCGAATTAAAAACGCTCCAAACTATCCCCCCTCAAAATGTTGTTATGTTATTTCAGCAATTATATCAACTGCTGATATTCCCACAGGTGAACAATGTTTTGTGGAGCTTACTGTTAAGAGTTTAACAGGTTCTGGAACTCTTACATTAGGAAGTGGTGCTGGGGTTGGCACTCCGTTTGTTGTGATTACTGAACTTCCTTAAAAAGTTTCGCTTATAAAATTGTTTATTTTAAAAACGTTATTTAAAAATGTCTGGAATTGAAATCTTACAACAAGAGAATGGCGTGTTGTTGAATAACATTCCAATTGTTTCAGGGATTCCGGTGGATACTCAAACATTAGTTTATGATGACTCTGTTAAACAATGGATTTTTGCAAATGCTAGTTCAGGAAATGCTGGCCCTACAGGGCCGCCAGGACAAGGATTAACAGGTCCCACTGGTCCAGCTGGTACAGGGATTACTGGAAGCGCAGGCCCGACCGGGCCGACCGGAATTGCTGGTAATCCAAATACAGGCCCAGCGGGACCCGTTGGTCCTACAGGTTCGTCTGGAGTAAATACAAATACTGGCCCTACTGGGCCTACTGGGTCCAGAGGTCCTAATTTTGGAGCTGTTATAGTAAAAGGAAAGCCCAAAATTTATAGTGCTTCAGCAACTGTTGAATTCGAAACCGGTGTTTTATATAATACCTCTTCAAAAATAATTTATAATGGAGATTCTACGTGGTCGCTTGCCCCCAACTGTGTATATTTATGCACAGTTACTATAGGAAATATGTCTTCAGAAAATCTTATTGACGCGTCTGTGTCTTGGACAGTATCAAGCGGGGCTGTTCTTGGAGGATCTACAATTGTTGAGAATGATTCGCCTATTAGATGTTTTGTTATAAACGGAGTTGTTGATACACGTGCTGAATCTTCTCCATTGCAATTAAGCTTATATATAACAAGGGATACCACACCTACGAGCTTTTACATTGGATTATTCGGGACGCAACAAGAAGGCGTTCCTATTGCAGTCATTAAAGAACTTTTATAAATTTGAAAATCTTTTTACTAAAACTCCCGCTTTATGAACGCTTTGGGGTAATAAGCCCGAAGGCCCACCACCAAACGCTTTCGCGCCCGCCGCCGAAGGCAGCACATTATATGATTTTAATTAATATTTCGTACGAAATATTAATTGATGAATCAGTATAAAAGTTCGACAAAAATGGTGACGCTTCAAGACATATTAAACACTATCCCTTTCAGTGCCACCCAGACGCTTCGCAGCCAGAGATTCCTAAGCTAATCTTAGGAATCGAATGAATCTAATTAATAAACTATACTTAACAATTATATTTAACAATGGGTTTTAGAATCGTTTTAGTATTGATCCTCGTCTTCTGATTCGTATTGATCCTCGTCTTCTGATTCGTACTTTGAAACAGTCAGGACCATCGCACCAAACAATAAAAACGTAACAGTCCCAATAATCATTCCATCATGTAAACATAAATTATTTGTCAATAAAATATTAATGAAAGTTACTAACAAAACAGCAAAGATTATAATCCATGTAACAAATGATTTTTGGAGGGGTTCGTATTGTTCTTCGTTTTGGGGATCTCTTCGGAGTTCGTATTGTCCTTCGTATTGATCTTCGTCTTGATCTTTGTCTTCATCTTCGCATTGGTCTTCGTTCTGTGACACATTCAAAACCATCGCACGAAACAATAAAAACATCACTAATCCAGTTCCCATAATCATCCCCAAAACGCCGAATAAGAAAAAGAATCGTTGAAAAAACAACATTCCCCACAAACGAAACAAAAAGCTTGAAATCTCAAACCCAACCGCCATCAAAACAACGGGCAGTGGAATTTTGGCGAATAGCATTTTGCGCTGTATTTGTGTTGTATTTTACACTGTTATTTACGTTGTAATAATTTATTTTGATATTTAAACGAAACAAAAAAATCACCTTTTTAGGTGCATCTTAAACATCTGCTTAAAAAATAAACATTTTAAAAAAATTAAAGAAAAGGAAAATACTTATTTAAACAAAAAGAGAACCCTTTCAAACACGTTTTTTAACCTGTTTTTATTTATTCTTTTTATCTAAACCCTATTGGTTTAGATAATTGTTTTACTATAATAGTTGATTAGATAAAAACTGGATTATATTTTTTTATCATCTGATCGATTCATCACATTTTTATTCCACCAAATCAGGAATTTCGTCGTCCGAAGAATCCAAATCTATCGAATAAGTAACCGCTTTGCGTTTGGTGGCGGGGCCGAAGGCCTTACCAACAGAGGTTTTGCGTTTAGTGGTACCAACAGGCGCTTCGCGCCTGTTGGCGCCGCTGAAGGCGGTAGCCGCTCCGCGCCTGGCGGTAGAACATTTTTCAAATGAGATACAAGTGTTTTCGAAAGGAACAACACGCCTGTTCCAGTTCCATGTCGCGTGTTGTTCGAAAGGAACAACGCGCGCCCTGTTCCATGTCGCGTCTTTTACAGGACATAGACTGTATTTCATATATGGATCATACATAGACTTAGTTTCAACTACCGCCTTCGGCGGCGGCACCGCAGTTGGTACCACCAACCGCGAAGCGGCTACTTCTTTTCCCGGTTGGAACAAATCCCTGGCGAAAAAAGTATCATATCCTAAAATACATTTAAGAGGTCCAGGGATTATAACTTCATCAGCACTAGGTTCATCCATAATAGCCCAACGAACTCTGTTTTCTGGTTTAGTTAATTGGGGTGTGTTAATTACAGGAAGTTGATTTACACTATCCATAATAGTCTGTAGTTAAATATAATAACTTTGATCAAAGTTATTATATTTCAAATTTTGCAAGTTATTGTTTCGTGGCAAAAACGCTTAATATTTTTACATAAAATAAAATTTGTTTTTATTCTTCAGAATCGCCTTCCATTTTTATAGTTTTATTTTCCCACCCATTTTTTCCAGGAGCCCCCCACATATTTCGAAAAGCTTTTCTTATAGCAGGACGAGCAGGTTGAGAAAGTTGAGGAAATTCAATCTTTAACCAACCTTCAAAAATTTCATGTAAAGTTGCAATTGGAAGGGTATACCCCTCTTTATGTATGATACATTGCAGTTCAAATTGAGTATATATATCATTATCTTCACGATATGCAGCTGTAGCAACTTTAACCTTTAATGGTTCAATATATTCGCTATCATTTTTAATATGAGTCCATCTTTGAATCAAGTACCAGGCAAGAGGTTCAAGTAGTTTAGGAAGTTTAGTAGTTGTAAAATGTTTATCCATGGGAAATTTTTTCTGTTTAAACTGTTCTTCTACGTCCGTTGGACATTCTTCAAGTGGGACAAAAGTGCTTTCGAAAGGAATAACACGCACCCTGTTCCATGTTGCTTTATCTGCATCTTTAATTACAGGAAGCTGATTGCAAATCATAACAATTTTAAACATTGGAATAATTTCAACCGTTTCTTTTCCCGTTTGGAACAAATCCCTGGCGAAAAAAGCATCATTTCCTGTAATACATTTAAGAGGTCCAGGGTTTATAACTTCATCAGCACTAGGCTCGTCCATAACAGCCCAACGAACTCCGTTTCCCGATCTGGCTAATTCAGGAGCTGCCGCTCCCAAATCTTTCTTTTTGCCTGTTAATAAACTTGTACTAAATTTAACTGCCAAAGGTCCTAACATTTTTTCAAACAACGCCTGTGTCACACTTTTACCATTGTTACCTTCCCCTGTCCAAAATTGAATTATCTTGGATGGGTTACCTCCTACAAAAACTTGGCAAACTTCATAAAAAAAATACTCTCGAACTTGTTCATCTGGAAACACTTTTTCAAAAAAAGATATAACGTCCAACACATCAGGGTGATCAAAGGTATAACTTTCATTATATTCGATAGGTAACGCCACACTTAAAAAATCTTCTGGATGCCCGTCTCTAAAAACGTTTGTAGAAAAATCATAAACCCCGTTTTGAAAAGCTATTAAATATGGATTTTTATTTAAAAGTGGCAAGAATCCTTCATTATAAAACAGTTCTTGGGCTTCTTGCATTACGCTATTTTTATATGTAGCGTTTTTACAGCTGCTAATAATCTTATTTAAAATTTTTTCTTGAAATTCCAACTCTTCTTGTTCATCTTTTGGTTTTGTACCGTCTGAGTCGTCTGAGTCGTCTGAGTCGTCTTCAAATTTTTCTGCCGATTTTTTAGTGTTTTTACGAACAGGGGCTCTTTTTTTTCTTGCCGAAGTAGGTTGGGATTGTGGTCTAAGGCGAGCAAGTTGAATATACACCTCTTCTTTGAATTCATTTAATCTGCTTAAAATGGCACCATTTTCATCAGAAATTTTTGCTCTTAAAAAAGTACCAAGTTCTACTCCCCCCCAAATATGTTGTTTAAATTGAAACCAATTTTTTCCTTTGATAGACGAACAAACATATTCACAGTGATGTTCGCTGTGTAAAATTTTGGCTAAATCATTATGTCCTCCTTTGATTACTGCTCTTACTAATTTTTTATTCTGTTCACGTGTATAACGCTTATACTCTTCTGGGTTATCTTCCTTAGCAAAGTACTTTAAAGTTCCAATAGTGTAATTGTTTTCGCGCATTTTCTGCCATATTGTAATACATTCTGATTCATCATATTTATCACTTCTCATAGAAAACTCACTCCACAAATTAAAACCATTAACATCTCCTTTACTAATCTTATAAAGACAACACCCTATTTTATACCATGAATCCCATTTATCTGCGCGTTTATGATCCATCATATTTAGCAGCACCTCAGCCTCTTTTAAAAGCTCTATGACATCTTTTACATCAAACTTGTTTAATTTTTTAAAAATTTTCCCACTGTCATAAGTCAATAAAGGAGATTCAATACTAGTTTTTATAGTAAAATGATAAGTGTCTCTGTTGTATAAAATTGTGGACAATATACGAGGCAACATTTCTTGCACTCTGTTTTGGCAGTTCAAGTTAATAAATTCATCTCCGGGGAAAGACGCAACTAAATAATCGTTTAATCCTTCTTCTAAAGAACAGCGCTGCGCGTTATATAAATAACAATACGTAGCAATATATGGTTTCATATTTTGTTTTGCCGAGCCATATAATAACCAATAATTGTTTAAAACTGCCGAATCAATTGCATCATCTGTATGAAACAATCCTTTCGTTAAAAGTTTAACTTTAGGAATTATAAAATTTACTTGATCACGTTGTTTGAGAAAAAGTTTTGGAAAATGTAAATGAAAGCCATTTTTTTTATAATAAACGTCACCTTTTACACATTTATAGGGTTCTTTTTCTAAAACAACACAAGTATACGCGTCCCGTCGTTGTTTTTCATCATAACCTTCAAAGTTTACATGGTCTGTAATAGCCGTTTGATAAGCCTCTACAAGCTGTTTAACTTGTTCATCTGTATACAAGCGATCCATATTAAATTCGACCTCCTCTACCGCCTTCGACGACGGCCGCGGAGCGGCTACAGGCTCCACCTTTGGAGCTTTACGACGCGCTCCTGACCGTTCCACAGCCGATCCTTTCGGCGGCGAGGGCCGAGGTCTTTCGGTGAGAGGAGACATTTCAGAAGAAAAAGAAGAATTAGAGAGTTCTATTTTTAAATCAACATCTACGAGTATGGGAATTTCATTCATCAACTTTTCTGCAAAATAATATTGTGTGTTGTTATAATTTTCCTGATATAATTGTAAAAAATTTGATATTTTACTTCCAATTTGATATGATCCAAACGGGTGCCCCATCGATACATGCGATGGATTATCTCCGTTAGCACTGCACCCTTTTAGCAATTCTTTTAATTTTTCTCCAGCTGTTTTAGTTATACCCGTTGCGTACATCATACTCGTTTTTTGTTTAGAATGTATACATTCTAAATTAATTCATATTTTGTCAAAATATGAAGAAACTAAAATGGTTAATTTAGAATATATATTTCCTTTTAATTCAAGCCATAAGGCTCATCACTTGCCACAGAAGGTGGATGATCCCCGACCATCACCCCCAGAGATTATGGGCACCACACCACGCTTCACCCTTTGAGGTGAATGGTTATCTATAAAGAAATATTTTCCTGTTGTCCAAATACGTGGGATCTGTTTCTATATATTTATTTTTTCCATCTGTAAAACAATCTCTCATTTGTTGTTTAGACCCTCTAAAACAAGGAGTCATCGAAGGTTGTCCGTTTAGGTTATATTTAGAATATTTGTTTGAAAAATGGTTTATATATCGTTTTTGTCTAACGCGGTCTCCTCTTAAATTCGTTGTAAAATTGTTAATATTGTCGACATCGCTTTCATCACTGCTCCCATCTTCGACAGCACCATCAGAACTATTTAAATAACAAGTGTTGTAAGCGCTTCGCGCCTGCCGCCGAAGGCTGTGAGGGTTGGTTTGAAATGAGACGGGAATGGTTTGCATTTCAACACGAGGTCTGAAACCCGCTTCGCGATCAGCAATTATTGGCAGATCGCTAGTATATTCTCCTCTAAACCAATAAGTGTAAGGAAAATAAGCGCGATCTGGATCGGTAACAATATTTGTTTGATTAAAAACAAAAGGAATTTCACTATTAGCATATACAAACGATTGAGCAATTAATTGTTGATTCAAGGACATTTTATTTTATATAATTAATGATATTTTGATTTTTATCACGATTAATTATAATTATTTAATAAACATGCCTGGCATTAGTAGATATGAGCGTTTTATAGGAACTTTGTTATGCGGAGGGGTGGGAAATATTCTAGGATCTCCACACCAGCACAAAACATATGAGGATATAATGAAAACAGACATAAATCAATATAAAATCATTGCTAACACCTCTTATACTTCGGCATTAGAATTAACACTGATATTAACACAATATTTATCAAAATTAGATTTTAAAAAATCGTATACTACCGACGGGTCTACTCTCTCAAATAGAGAGATGGTTGACGATATCCATTTTTTATACAGTAAAACAGTTCAAGCTTCAACACGATATTATTCTTCAGAAAGTAAAAATATTTTACTTTCTCATCCTCTTTCATATCCTGGTGTCTTAAATACGAGCGATTCTATTTCAAAGGTTTCCCCACTCGCGCTACTTTATTATAGTTCAAATACGGAATTATATAATTTTGTAAAAAATATTATGTATTATACACATGGGGGGAATAAAGACTCTGTTGATGTGTCTTATATTCATGTAAAAATATTACAAACTTTAATATTCGATCGCAGAAAAACGGCAGAAGACTTATATCCATACGTTTTATATTTAACACAAATTCAACGAAATAAACATTTACATACTTTATTACTCGCAATTTCTCCTGATAATAAAAATAATTTTATTAAAAATGAATGGAATATACCCAAATCTATATTTGGGTACGAATTTTATCAAAACGAAGCCGTTGATTGTTTTATATGTGCTCTAACATGTTTTTTATATAATTTTACTAACCCATATAAAGCAATGCTGGCCGCCTTAACATGTGGTGGAAACACCGACACAATTACTAAATTAGTAGGGGAATATACAGGAGCCTTGTACGGATTTAGATGGTTGCCTCCTGAATGGTTAACATCCCCGTTTGAAGATAAAACCATTTTAATTAATTTAGCAGCGGGTTTATATATTAAATATCCCCGAAATTTACATGGTTGGAAATTTACATCAACACATACCCCTGAAGGATGTTCCGCCGAAGGCGGCGGCCG